GTGAACGTAGGTGCTAAAAAAACACCTGCTGAGCGTGATCCCTTTGATGAGTTGCATCGCTTGCACGCACTGATGCAATTCTCTGGATTGAGAGCAAGGTCAGGCGCTTTGCTCACTGGAATTATGTGGTCAATAGTTGTCGCGGGTTGATTGCAATACCCGCATGTCCACTGATCGCGAGCGAGGATGACAAGACGCAACTTACGCCAAGTCCTACTATCTCTAGGGTCATTACTCTTCAATGCCAATTGTATTTCTTCCAATGATCTAAGGCAGCACATGTATCTGGTTGCCCATCTACCTTGCCATAACGATGTGCTATGTAAGCCAATCCCCAGTCTATCTGTTGATGTGGTGTAGCTGTAGCCAAGTACTCACTTCTACCCTGTGGAATACCATGATGTGAGCCATTACGCGCATCAGCGCGCCATGCACTTTCTTTTCCATAGAGTGTAGATATACATTTGTAATGGTCTTTAGTTAGTTGTGCTTTTGCATACTGCTTTGCACTCATCTCTTCATATGGTGCAGCAGCAGATGCGGGCAAACATAGAGCTGCCCCAATAGCTAAACTAGCGGTCGCGAGCAGTCGGCTGAAGCCGCTCGCTAGCGAGTTATAGCGTACCCGACGTGTCAAGGTAGAGCGTGAATCTTGGGAGTTTCGTGTCATTTCTTACACTGGCAATCTTTTAGTTGTTCTTCGAGAACTACAATTCTTTCCAGCGCGTTCTTCCACAATATGATTGTTTGATTCCAAGCGCGTCGTAATTCTTCTCGTGACATTGGTTTGCTATTTAGTGCATACAGTTTCTTATCCATTATTTGTCTTTTCCCCATCCTTTGCCCTTGAAGATTGCAGCTGTTGGTTGGTATAGGCGAATCATTACGGACTTACATTTGCAATAGACTGCTTCACCTAAATCAGTGATGGATCGTGTAACTTCCTTAGTCTTATTACATGACATACATTTATATTCATAGACTGGCATTTCTTTCATCCTCTATTCTACATGTGCTACATATTGCAGTCATCCATCCACCGCATTTAGTGCATCTATCGAACTCTAATGATTCCCGTTTGCCATATCCTGCTTTGAGCAATAGCGAGACCAAGTCATCGAATCGAAGCATTGCCCCGTACTCCGATGCGACTTCCCCTTGTCCATTGAACCGCATAACAACAATCGGCAATTCCCCAACAACCGATCGTTGCTTGACTTGGTCTAGCCATGCTTTAGGTTGGAAGGCAGAGCGAGCTTTGATTTCGAGGTCGAACGGAACCCCAGTGACATCCTTGCCCTGCCTTCCAGCCCCAGCTGACTCAGCATGTTCCCACCACTGAGCCAGATATTGTGCTACTACTCGCTGTGTGCGATAGCCGCGATGTTTTCTGCTTTGACTAGCCATTGACCGCATGACACTTGACACATTGCCAGACTGTATAGACAGGATTATCCAAGTCCACGTCAATCCGAATGTCAGTGACTAAGACTGGCACGTTACACATTTGACAAGTAATCCATTGCTCAGGTTTAGCATATGGATCATGTACTACATCCTTCAAGTAATGGTCACCTAAGACAATAGGTGGCATGTCCTCACCGTCGCGAAAGACTTCGATATATCCCATAACTATGGCCTATCATTTAGCAACTTCAATTGCCATGAAATTGCGCTTAGTTGGTGTCTCATCAAGAACAATGCGTAGTAACTGGCTCTTTCCCAATTACCATCATTTCTTGCTTCTTCCATCCAGATTTCTGCTTGAATGATTTCTTGTTTTTTGTCCATTACTTCTTATCCCATTTTGCTGGACATTGTTCTGCTCTAGGTGCGCCATTAGCTGCGCAGACCCAACCAGAATACTCACCCTTGGCATTGACACCCATCTTGCGTTGCATTTCTCCATGCTGACACATAGGAGCGACTGGCACTGGCTTAGCGCCTAGTTCTGCTTGAACTAATGCAATTGCTTGCGCAGCTTGTGTTGGTTCTTTGACCTTCTTGTCACCGTAGATTTCCCATGTCGATGCAAACGATGCTGCATCTACTTCTGGAACAACTACAAGTGGTACAGGATGTTGTACAACCTTTGTCATTTCTTCTCGGGAAGGGCGTTTGCCCTTAGCTGCATAATTTGCGTTTGCAAGCGCACGACCGATTGCCGAAGTTTCACAGTTCTCCAATGCGCTAGTAGCATTGACACCTCGATCAGTAATCTTCTCCTCAGCGAGTCCTGTGGAGTACGCGACGCTATCGAGATAAGTGCGATAAAGATATGCCTGAACAATGTATTGGCCATTTGAGAACGAGATGAGTTCAGTCGCGACACGACCATCTTCATTTTCTTTCCACCATTTCGATAACCTTTCCTCTACTGGTTCATAATCTTCAAGATTGAATGCCACTTGGTAACTCCTCTTGGCTTAGTAGTGAATCGACCTGCTCAGTGAGAGGCCAATGTGTGCCGTCTGGCCATAGGGAGACTTCGACCGCGCAGTCGAAACAGTAGTGCCTTTTCTCATTCTTTGACTTAGGGTGAACACTGACAACAGTCCAGACTGCTTGCCTTCTTCCCTTTTCAAACTCTGTTCCATAGTGTGCTTTGCAGTAATCACACCAGATGCCGGACTTTGTTCTAGTAACTGTCAAGGTCATCCCAATCAGTTGATGCAATTTGTCCAGCGATTGCAATGTAAGCTGCGCAGTCTTTGTAAGAGTCCTCGTGGTGAGGACTTTCTTGGATCCGTGCGACTTTGACGAGTGCCATGCAGATTGCGACTTGGTTTGGCTCGATTTGTACATCGAGATAACTTGACCAGAGTCTTGCAATGCGAAGGTGATTGATAGCTGGTGTGCCGTAGTCTGCACCTCTGTCGAGGATAAGTCCTTTTGCTTCGTCAAGGATTTCATTGGCTTTCATTCTTGCCAGAACGCTTGACGAGATACATTGCGTCCGCGGGTGTAACCCTCGCGCTTTCCATCCTTGAAGCCTTGCCAGTACATAATAAAGTTTGCCGCTAGAAAGAACGACAGTGCTGCTATAAACTGAATCCAATCCATGATGTTTAGCCCTAATGTGTCGGTTCGTTCGACCTTCACACCTTTACGGTCTCACAGATAACTGACAGAATCAATCACATTTGATAACGAAATGATAACAATTCTCCGAGATCTACTGCCTCATCAAGCGTAGGTCTAAGTGGGACTATTGAATCAACGAGGCTTTCCATAGCGCCTACCACTGACAAGGAATGTGCCGTCTTTTTCTATATAGATTAGCTGTACGTTCACACGCTTGCCATCAGTCTCAATGGTTGCAAAGGCTTGTTGCCAGTTAGCCGTTCCCTTGGTGTATCCAGCCTGTTTGAAGTTCATTAGGTTGCCTACTTCAACACCATGGATAACACGCCCTAAAACGCCTCCTGAGGCCTCTGTGAAGGCACTACGCCCTGCCCTATGAGTGTGTCCACATATGACGCTCTTGCCATGCCTACGCGCTGCGCCAAGGGCTGTAAGGCCTGCGTTAGGGTTCATGCCCTGCTCATCCCCATGAATAGCAATCCAATTAGGTGCAATAGCCATTGGCTTCTTATGAAATGTAATGCCTAGATTATCTAGCTGCATGAAGCGTTCAAACTTCATCTCAGGTAATGACAAGAATGCCGGTATCTTCTTCATGATTACGTTGTATAAACGGTCTGTGTGGTTAGACCTAATCATGTCTGTTACTTGTAAGTCGTATAGTGTCTGAACAGCAAGGTCGCGATCTTCTCCAAGAGTTTGTTCGTACCAGCCGGGCGTTCCTTCTGTCCAACGTGAGATTTGTGGTAAGTCGATTTCGTCGCCAATCGTGACGACTTTGTGAGGCTTCCAAGCGCGGATAAACGCCCCAAGGTTTTTGACTGCGACTTCATCGTGATAAGGAACCTGTAAATCTGATACGACTACAGTGCGTTGAATCATTCATCCTCATCATCTTCGTATGGGATAGAATCAATCTTGTTGGGCAACGCAGGCAGTAGCCAGTCAGGATAAGTTGCACGATCGGAAATGATTGCTAAAGATAAATCAACAGCAAAGCCAGCCCTGCGAAGGCTTTTGTAGAACTCATGCATGGCAATGCTGTAAGCATCTAACTTAGAATAAGTATCGAGGTCTATGACCTTCTTACGAGTCTTTGCCATGTCGATAATTATCGCTCTAGAAGTATGTTGTAAATCTCATCAACACGCTGATTGAGGCGTTTGATTTCTCCTAGTAAATGAGTAATGACGTACCCTGCAAGACCCCCAACAATGCCAAGGGTTGCAAGATATACAGTAAGCATCTCATTAGCGTTCATCCTTACCGATGCCCATCGCTTTATCTGCTGGAGATAACCAACGGATAATTGGTGGTATGCATGAGCTAAGTCCGGCAGCTATAAGTGCTTTAGGATCTGTCACCCCTGCTGCATAAAGGCTCAACATTGCGACAAGAAAGGCTCTGCCCCAAGAACCTGCTGCTGTCTTTAGTTCATTCATCTGTTCCTCCTAGCATAGGTATCTGAAAAAACTCACCATCATTGTCAGCTTCTTTCGCAAACGAGATGTGAATGTGGTGGTTGTGAGCATTGATGCCATCGTATTTGCGCCAAGCCCAACGCTTCTTTGCACTAGCAATTTTTCCCATGTGGATAATGTAAGTAATTCGCCGTTCGCCATTCTTAGCAGCAAGTCGTATTTGATCTGCCAGATATACGGACTGCCCTTTTTGTTTGGACAAGTCAGCATCAACGTCGATGGCGCGTACCCAACCCTCAGCATCTGGATTGTGATCAGAGACAGTTCGACTATGTCGGGTATCCCCAACCCAGCCGTCTGATGCTCTATCTCTATCCGCGAAGGAATCATCTACTTGCAGTCTTAGTTGTGCAGCAGCTTTAGACAATCTTGGCTTCATGAGAAGAATCCTCACATGTCCATTGACAAGTTGCCTCGTCAAGTATTGCTACTTCATGACATTTAGGAGCAATGAAAGCGTCGCGTGTTTCATCGTATGTAAATCCAATACCAGCATAATTCTTGCGAATATTGCCATGATAGGAAGTGCGCTTACATACTTGACCACGATAATTGCTATACCAAGTTTCAGGATCTAAACCATCAATTAGTTCAGTTTCATTTTTACCCGGTATAACTTCTGTAACAATGTTGTTCTTGTCCAAGAACGCATAATGAGCCATTAGACAGTCACCGTTCCTGTTCCTGCTGTAAATGAGTAAATTGTAAATCCACCGCTTGTAGTCTTTGTAAAAGTTAGACCGCCACCAATAGAAGTTAGATCTGCTCTACTGTCTGGATAACGCAAGATAACAATTCCAGAACCACCTGCGCCACCGTTCTTATCTAAGCCACTTTGATAATCTCCCGCACCACCACCACCGCCAAGATTGGCTGTGCCTGCTGTGCCGTTAGAGTTAGATGTAGCTGCACCACCACCGCCAGTTCCACCTGCTGCTGGTGTTCCACCTGTTGAACCACCACCACCACCGCCTGCATAAGTAACAGCAGAACCTGAATAGGAATTAGATGTACCGTTGCCACCTGCGCCAGCAACACTGCCAGCTGCGTTAGTTCCTACTGCTCCTGCACCACCTCCACCGCCACCAGATTTAGGTGAACCAATTTGTCCATTACCACCTGTGTTGCCTTGACCGCTTGGAGATGCTGCACCGCCGGGAGCTGTGCCAGAGTTTCCTCCACCGCCTCCACCACCAGAACCTCCCGGCCCACCTTCGTGTGTGGCATTACCGCCACCGTATCCACCACCCGTTGATGTGATTGATGATAAGACTGAATTGTTGCCGACGAATCCTGCTTGGTTGAGTGAGCCAGTTCCACCAGCTCCACCAGCACCAACAGTTACAGTAAATGATCCAGAAATTGCAAAAGATGTAGCAGTCTTGAATCCACCTGCACCACCTCCACCACCACCGCCGGGGCCTGTTCCACCGCCACCTGCTCCACCTGCGACAACAAGATAATCAGCAGTGCTTGGTGCATTCTTGATCATCGTGCTTACGAGTCCAGCTGTGATTGCGCCAATCATTATGCAATGGCTCCAACAATTGTGTAAGCATTAGCACCTGTGCGGATTGCAACAGCAGTCTTATATTGTGCGAGGGTAGGAGCAGCAGATACTGCGCCAGCCGATGTAATTGTTACACCAACACCAGCGGCAAAAGTAAGCAAGCCAGCACCAGTGTTTAGGAATGTAATTGCTGTGCCTGTAGCAGCAGCAGTGAGAGTTGAGTCAGGAGCAATCGTTACAACTTTAGTGCTAGCATTTGTTGTCTGAACTAACGCCTGATAAACATCCACGTTAGCTACTGTGTAGGTTGCGCCTGATTGTGCATTGATTGTAAATGTTACTAAACCATTGAACATAGCAGCACTAAGGACATCGCCCGTAGCTGCTGGAAATCCTGTTGCCATTATTGCTCCTTAGTATGCTAAAACGCTAGTGCCAAGGATACCGTATAGGGAACTTCCTATAATGAATCCATCGATGATTGGTTCTTGCGTGGTGAGGGTTGTACGCCAAGTGTTAGGAGTAATCGCATGAGCGATGCCTTGGACTTGGAGAGTCTTAGTTATTGTAGATCCGCCGGGTTGTGTGTTTGTTATCTGAACTTGGTCAAAGTAATCAAGGTCAAGAGCTGCGCTAACTCCTGCGCTGTAATTAGCAGTCATTAGATCAAGAGTCATTGAGTCGATGCGAATGGTTGTGTCTTTGTGGGATGCAACGTAAGCCTTGGCTATGTTGAGTGCTTCTGCGTCTGTCTCAACAATTAGGTTAGAATATGAAAGGCTATGGGTGAAGTAGGTTGTAACGCTTGCGCTATCGGTTGATACCTGAGCAGTGCCACCAGTGCGCTGGACTGAAACGTTATTGACTACCTGCTTATCATCAAAGGCGAAGGATACGTTAGCGTAATTAATGCCACTGCCATCCTGATTGAAAATAATTGGGGCAGTGCCAGCAGCTGCTAGAACCTCAGAGCGTGACTTGAACACTGCAACGCCATTGGGGTCACAATAGAAAGCCCCATACTCGGATTGCTCTACGTTCCTACATGCTTGAAGAACTGAACGCACACTATTATCAACGGACGAAACTTGACAGGTGGAATTACCTGTGGCTATTGAACGCATACTTGTAGGCCATGAAACCATGTCAAGAATCTTGCCTAAGCGTGTGCCAGTGGCCTGTGAAGCAGTGCCGTCTGTGATTGTCGTAATGTTAGACATGTTGAACAAGCGAAAGCCATCTACACAGGAAATGTCTACATAGGCAATGTCTTGGCCTACTGGATAGGTATATTTATAGTCAGTTGTATAGCCTGAGAAGATGTTGTAAGCAGTACCGTTGTCAGCAGTAATGCGTACCTTCCTGAGAGGCTGTAGGTAGGTGTAGTAAGGCGATGAAGTGTTCTGTGGGTTAAAGTCACCGTTAGGGTCTAATACCCGTATAACAGCAGTTCCAGCTTCATACAGGTCTTGGTTGATGTTTCTACCCCTGCGAGTGTCTATCTTAATTGTCTCAGCAGTTACATCTGCAATGAGTGCTGGTGTAGTGCTTGCCCCTAAAGTTCCTATGCCACCAAGTTGTCCGTATGTGGGATCACCAATTGTAAAGGGTACGCCGAATACAGGACCGTCAGAGAAGTTGATAGTTACGGTAAGGCTTGCTGGCAAGGCCATTAGAGAACCCTAACGCCAGACCAACTACCGCCTGAACCGCCTGATTGTGAAGATGTTTCTAAAGATGCACCTAGCATTGTTGCAAGGTCGCGTTCTGTAATTACATTACCTTGTGGATAGATATTGACTACCGTTGGTAGATTAGTTGCAAGGCCACCTGCTTGTCCGCGAAAAGCACTGTCAAACTGACCACTGACTGAAGGAAGGCTTGGAAGCGTGTTTGTAGATGGAATATCTTTGTTTGCATTTGTCTCTGCTGCTGCGGCAGCTGCTGCTGCGCTTTGTTTCATGCCAAGAGTTGCAGCCAAGATAGCAGCCTTGCGCTGCGCTTCGTCAAGGTAACTAATCCAGTCCTCAAACGGGTTCTTAGCTTTAGGCAAGTCTCTAAGCCAGATTGTAAGACCAGCAGTAATGCCTTCTACCTTGGAAAGTTCATTAGCGGCATTCATAATCTCAGTGGTATTGCCACCAATGATTGCTGCTTGTAATTCAAGTCGTGTGTTTTC